ATACTTTAAACACCACAATCTTTAGGCATTTTTCACAGATTTGCGATTTGTTATATTCATTTGCAATAAATTATCTTATATTTGTTATATAACAAATTAAAAACCCTTGTAAAATATAGGGTTTAGGTGTAAAAAAATAACAGATTAAAATACTGGAAGCTATGGAAAAACTAAGCGAAAAAAATAAAAAAGAATTTGACAGTTTATTACAAGAAATTGGAAAAACTTTAATAGGAACAATGGATGTTTTAGAAATACCAAACTATATAGATGCTTCTTATAAATGTAATGGAAAAAAATACACTTTAAGATTTGAAAAACTAAAAAAATAAAATTTATGAAAAATCTATTAGAAATATTAGAAAATCAAAGAACAGTTTATGAAAATTTACATAATGCTGCTAATATATTAGAGGAGCAAAAAGAAAATATTAAATCTTATGAAGAAAGTTTAATCAAAATAAACAAGTGCATCCGTATAATAAACCAATAATGGCCAAACTAACTAGAAAAGAATTTGCTGCTCTTTGTCATACGAACGCTCAAGTAATTAACACAAACGTTGGTAGAAATAATTTAGTTGTAGAGTTCAGAAAAATAAATACCGAGAACGCCCAAAATAAAGCCTTCTTTGATAGGTATCAAAAAAAGTTTGATGATAAAAATAGATCTATAAATGAGGTTCATACTGAGGTCGTAGAGGTGGTTAAAAAAAAACAACCAAAAAACAAATCCGAAAACAAATCAAAAGAAACCGCTACAGCAAAGGAAAGTAAAAAACCAATTGCAAAAACAAACATCGGTTTAACCGATAGCAGGTCCAAAAACAAAGAAGATAACGACCCTCCAAGTGCTGCTGATTTAAATAGCCAATTAATAGTTGATTGGAACACTAGAAAAAAGAAAGCGGATGCTGAGCTAGTAGAATACAGAGCAGAGCATGAGCGCTTAAAAATTGAAAAAATGGCGGGTAAATTAATTCCAGTTGATTTAGTTTTTCAAATTTTAAACATTCATAACAAAAGTATTTTTTCAACTTTTCAAAGTGACGCCGAGAACCTAGCTAGCGTATATTGTGAGATCTTAGCGGAAGGGGATCGAAATAAATTAGCGGAGATCACAGGTAAACTTTCCACAATAATAAATTTAAACGTGGAAAAATCAAAAGACCTATCTCAACAAGAATTAGATAACGCAATTGAGGAATATTCAGAAACTTTAAACAGAGGGCAAAGGAAATAAAAAATGATAGCAGAGCATAGCAAAAGAAAATGATAGCAGAGCAATGGAAAGACAAAGTAAATAGTTTTCAAGAAAAACTATACAGTTATAAATCTGTAAAAGAGATTCCGAGCCAATGGATTGAGGATAATATTTTTTTACCAAAAGAAGTATCGAGATTTAACGGGAGAATGAGTTACGATTTATCGCCATATTGTCGTGAAATTGTTGACACGTTACACCCTAGCGATCCGACTAAAATGGTTGCGGTAATGAAATCCGCACAATCTGGAATTACTCAAGGTTTGGTGGTTCCTGGTATGGCTTACATAATTTCTGAAAATCCAGATAATTTTTTGTTTACTGCTGGAGATAAAGATTTGGCAAAAAAAACAATTCGGGAGCGGTTTGACAATATTATGCAAGCCAGTAACTTGAAACATCTTATTAGGCCAAACACGATAAGAGCGAAAGGCCAGAGATCTGGAGACACCGATCTTTCAAAAGAATTTGCTGGTGGGTCCGCAATTATTGAAGGAACTAATAATGCAAGTAAGTTTAGATTTTTCAGTGTTAAGACTGTTCTCATGGATGACTTTGATGCTGCTCCAAAAAGTGATAAAAAAGAGGGAAGCATTAGAAAGCTAGTTGAAGCGCGTCAAACCTCCTATGGTAATTTAGCGAAAATGTATGTTATTTCCACGCCTACAGAAACCCAATCGTCAAACGTTTATGAATCTTACATGCAAGGGGACCAGAGAAAATGGCATTGGCTTTGCGAAAAATGCGATGGTTGGATGCCTACGGATTTTCAAATTAATTTACCTAACAACAAACGCGCTGGAATAGTCTGGGAAACTGACGAAAACAATAAACTAATAAAAAATAGTGTAAGATATAAATGTCCACACTGTGGCCATAAGGTTAGCCAAAAATCAAAAAACAAATTAAACAGAAGCGGCAAATGGATTGCAACGGCTCAAGCAATAGAGGAAAATTATAAAAGCTATTATATTAATTCGCTTATAATACCTCCTGGCTTTTTTAGCTGGCAAGATCTTGTAAAAGAATTTTTGGAAGCATGCCCGCCAAAAAAACCCGTAAACGTTGACATGTTAAAAGCGTTTTACAATGTTCGGCTAGGTTTACCATTTGAGGAACGTGGCGAGGCTCCAAAGATCATGCAATTAATGAAAAATACGGGAACCTATGATATTGGAATAATACCAGATGAGCTATCAAAGGAGGACGGAAACGGCGAAATTGTTTTTATATCTCTTGCTGCTGACCTTGGAGGAATTATGAATACCGATGAAGATATTGAAGATGTAAGAATCGATTGGGCAATTTCCGCATATGCTGCAAATGGTGTAAAATATTCAATCGATCAAGGAGCCATTGGAACTTTTAAGCGTAAACATACAAAATCAAAAAAGGAAATTGAAAAAGATCATGAGAGAAAAAAATACACTTACATGCATGGTCAGAAAAACAGCGTATGGCCTATTTTGGATAAAATAATAAAAAGGGATATAATTGGTCAAAGTGGTACTGAATACATAATTAGTATTTCGATAGTTGATACTGGAAACTTCACTAGATATGCCGATCAATTTATCAATATGTATGACGGAGATAATCCAGTGTACGGAATTAAAGGTAGGTCAGATAAAAAGTTTAGATCTGATTTAAAGGACACGCCAGCCGTTAAGAGAAGCCGAGAAAATCCAAAGCTATATATTGCAGAGGTCGACCAGTTAAAAGATGAACTGGCAAGCTACATGAAGCTAAGAAAAACAGATGATGGAACACAACCTCCAGGGTTTATGAATTTTCCAAACCCGAGGGACGGTAAATATAGTTTTAAGGAATATTTTAAACATTTTGAAAGTGAGCAACGAAAAGAGGTAAAAGAAAACGGTCAAGTAGTTGGATTCAAATGGGATAAAAAAACAAGCATGACAGAAAACCACTTTTGGGATGTAGAGATCTATAATTTAGCGGCTAGATATGTTTTCATGGACCTAATAAAAAGAAGTAACCCTTCTAGATTTAGACATTTAGATTGGGCGAGTTTTGTTGAGTTTGTAAGTGAATAGCAAAGCAAAGGCGGGGATATAAAAGTAAAAGCAAGAGCAAACTATTAAAACTTTGTTAATATTAGTTTATTATGTTTTTTTGTGTTTTATATTTGTAGTGTACTTAAAAACGATACACCATGAAAAATCTTACAATAAACCAACTAGCTAAGAAATGTGCAAACAAAACAAACGCTACTAAAAACAAATATCATTTATTTGTAATGGATAACTTTCCTAAAAATGATTATATAGTTTTTAATCAAAAAATGTGTGATATAGAAATGCACAGTAGACCTAGCTATGTAGGTAGTGATATACTTGTAAGATGAAAAAAATAACTTTTCAAAACTGGAATAAAATCGAAGATAAAAAACCTGATAAAGAAGAAAAATATCAGGTTTTAATCGATTGCGATGGAGAAACAAAACAATCGTTTTGCACATATTTTATAACTAAAAAAAGATTCCATTTTGATATGCCAAATATTAACTGGAAAGTAACTTACTGGAAATAAAAAAAAATAAATCATGAAAGTTGAAGAAGCGCAACGACCATTAATAAAGGGAGAAATATTCTTAGTACCTTGTCTGGTCAAAAGAGAATTAGAAGATGAAGAAAATATTTGGTTAGATGTAAAAATTAAAAAGAATACTAAGATTTTTGTATTACCAATCATTAATCATCCTCATAACGATGTTGAGAATGGTCAAAAAGAAAGTCATTTTCATTTAGATTACAGATTTATAAATCATAAAAACGACGGCAATTTTCCAACAGTTATAAATTCTCATTCTTTACACATATTTGCAACTGAATTAAGACCTGAGAAAGATTTTGGAGATTTAGAATATCATTTATTACCAGTTTTAAACGAAGATTTTACAGGAATTACGGATGTTTCTTTAATCGAAAAGTCAAAACTAAAAAATAAATGTATTCATAAAGGAAAATGTCCTCATAGGGGATATGATTTGAGCCAAGTCAAAGCTGACGAAGATGGGGTAAAAACCTGTCCTTTGCACGGCTTAAAGTTTAACAAAAAAGGAATAGTAATAAATAAAACAAAATGATGGTCATAGACAACAAATTTGATATTGGAGATTTTGTTTATTTAATTACAGATATTCAAAGAGAAAAAAGGATTGTAACCGAGTTAGTTATTTCAAAAAGTTCAATTCTTTACACTTTAGCCTATGGCGGTTATAATACCGAGCATTATGATTTCAAAATTACCGATGATATAAATGTTTTAATAATTAATGATAACTAGAAAGCCATGAAAAAATACAAAGTTACTTACAATGCTAGATGTGTAAATGATGATAAAATAGTTAGCGCTTACAGTGTATTAGGTGCTATAAGTGCTTTTTATGTTTCTTTTGGATATCAAGAAGTTGAATCTATTGAACTTCAAAAATAAAACATCTAGGAGGTATTCTTAAAAAAATAAAAAAAGCTATTGTTAACCGCAATAGCTTTTTTTATTATATTTGCATATATGGGAATATACATTTATAGTATTTCAGAATATATTACATCAAGAGCCTCCAATAAGGCTAAGATTGAAGCTATAGAGGTTTTAATCGATCTTATGTATGATACGATGGCTAGCGCAATAGATGATTCTGGAACTGCCTCTTATACCTTAGATACGGGACAAACTAAGATAAGCACAGAGTTTAGGTCTTTAGATCAAATTATCAAAGGAATACACGCATTAGATACGCAATTACAGATGTATATTAACAGATATAATGGAAGAATAACCATTTTAAGGGGTCGATTAAACAATTAATTTATGGCATGGAATGACTTTTTCAAAAAAGAATCTAAACAGCCAAAAAAAGCTGAGCAAAAAAACGATCAATCTAGTAAAAATAGTAGCTTAAAACCCTTAGATCCTAATAGTTTTGGCGGTAACTACATGCCAGCCTATCCGCGTACTCAAAACCTAGTATACTCTGCTGCTTTCGACGGTGAAAAAACCATTGGAGAGCTTGGAGATATATACGACTTAAAGCCAGATCATCTAAAATTAAGGCTTCGAGCTTATGAATTAGATCTTAAAACCGATTTAGTTAAGCTAATTACTGGAAAATTCTTTAAATGGTGCGTAGGTACTGGATTAAAGTTTGAATATGAGCCAGATAACCAAGTTCTTGAGTTATTAGGCTACGATAAAGTAAGTGACGAAAATATAGTAAAAAAAGAAAGGCTTTTTAATCTTTGGTCTAAATCTAAATTAAGCGACTACTCAGGTCGTCAAAACTTACACGCAAAGGCTAGTGATGCGTTTAAAACCGCTTATTTGGGTGGTGACGGATTAATCGTAATGCGTTTAGAAAAAACAGGAATAAAAATACAGTTAATTGACGGCGAGCAAATCGAAACACCATTTGATGATAACGGCAAAGGGGATAAAAACAAAATAGTACAAGGTGTTGAAGTTAGTCCAAAGGGTGAGCATATTGCATTTTGGGTAAAAACTGATAAAAATAATAACCTAGCTGATTACGAGAGAATAAAGGCTAAAGATTCAAGAGGAAATATAATGGTTTGGATGATCTATGGCGGTAAACACCGAGTAGATCATCACAGGGGTATTCCTCAAATCAGCTCTATAATGGAGAAAATATCTAAATTAGATAGATTTGTTGAAGCTTCCGTTTCAAAGGCTGAAAAAATGGCTGATTTAGTTTATACTTTTGAACACGATGATTCATCAACTGGAGAAAATCCTATCGGCAATTTTGGAGCTAGGAAAGTCGCTAATGTTACCAATGAAGATAATACTTTTGAAGAAAGCGGAAGAACTGCTCAGGCGTTAAGACAATCGACAAGTGGTCAAGTTTTGAACTTACCAAAAGGAGCTAAATTAAAATCTACAACAAACGAAAGTGAAGTTAATTTTGATCCATTTTATAAGGCAATTGTTAGATCGCTTTGTGCTTCACAAGATATTCCGCCAGAAGTGGCAAATCAAATGTTTGAGCAATCATATAGCAGCTCTAGGGCGGCGCTTAATATGTGGGAGTATGTTATTGATATAATTAGAGAATATACCATTGTAGAGCAATTCTACAAGCCAATAAACCGATATTGGTGTTACTATCAGTATATGACTGGCGTCTTAGATAGCGATGGATATGATAGAGCTGTTGCCACAAATGATGAAATGGCTTTAGAGGCTTACTATTCATCTCGTTTTGTGGGTAAAAAAATGCCACATATTGATCCCCTAAAAGAAGCTAAGGCTATAAGAACCTTATTAAAGGATGATAGTCCTCTGATAAGTAGAGAGCAAGCTGCTGAAATGGCTAATGGTGGCGACTGGATAAGTAATTACAATAAATACAAAAAGGAAAATTCTCGAATTGAATTAAAGCCGTTATTAGAAATAAGAGAAACTAGAAATGGAAGTGTAAACGGTAATAGCGGAGCGAATGGTAACGACGGAGAAAGCCTAAACGACTAGAAATAAAAGAAAAAAATGGATTCACAGATAACAGCAACAGCAGAAAATAAAAAAAAGATTTGGAGCGTAAACTTCCGCCCTAAAGTTGGTGAAAGTGTAGGGCATTTAGGGAGTCAATGGGTAAGCTTATCTGGAGTAAATACAGAGCCTAGTTTAGAAAATAGTGATGACTGGATAATAGCAAAAGAATTTAAATATGTAAACGAAAAATTGATGCCTGAAACTCAAGGAGGATTCTTTAAAGGAGAACCGGCTACAACATCAGAAGGTTTGACGCTTCAGGAGTTTAATGACAAGCTTTTATTTCCAG